CGTTAGTGCCTTTTTCAATAACGATATTAGCTTGAAACGGTCTTTCTAACAGATCATCTGTGTCATCTGCTTCCGGTTTACCGCACGCTGTAGCCCACGCAACTAATTGTTGATGACCAATGCGCTCGGCTGTTTCTGATGCATTTTTGGTGTTGAACTGAAACCAGATTTTGCGTCCTTCATACGAACCGGATGCTACCTCAAACGTTACAGCAATCAATTCGCCATTGTTTTTAGTAGGACGTTCTTCGGCATCTGTAGCCCGAAGAGTGTATTCACCTTTCGGTAACAATTCAAAGCTCATTGGTTCTTGAGGTGCAACCTCACTTGGGTTAAATCCAAATTTAGGCATAACTATCTCCTTAGCTAAATACTGGGATGACTTCAGATAAATTGTCAAAATTCATTTCGATCTTATCAGGACAGTCAAAACGATTTTTGGCGGCAAAAGCTGGGTTAGGTTGGAAGTGTAAGAAACGATCACCACTCGATACCCCACGGTTTTTCGTTGTGTTGAACCCAGTGTCCGACTTCCGTATTACAACGTCGAATGCTGCAAAGCACAAAGCATCAACCCACTCTTGTAACAGAGAGTTACAATACTTTGGCAACTTAGGTTCATATTTATCAAACGGTTCCGTGCGAGGATCTTCGAACTTTATGACTGCACTGTGAGCTATCAACACCACATTCATCCCACGGTGCTCCCGAAGATAATCAAGACCCTGAAGCATCTCACGAAATTCCTCACACACTTTGACCTTATCCCTACCATATGACAACTCCTTTGCGTCATAAGTATCTTCAACGGATTTAACGATCAAAGGCTCGACAAGCCAATCAACGGAGTCGATCACACACGTTTTGAAATTGTGCTCACCGGACAATAAAGTTTGGATGTTTTCAGCAACCGTTGTCGCAGACTCCGCACGCTCGAATGAAACAACGTCTAGTGTGTCTAGACCGTCCTCAGTGCTTATGAAGATTGGATCTGGGAAGTGACTAGCCAATGTTGACTTTCCAATCCCGTGATCTCCATAGATACAAATGCGAGGCGGTTTTTTTTGTTTGCCTCGCCTTAATTGACTTTCAAAGTCAGCCTTCTTTTTTGACATTTTTTTCTCCTTTATGAAATGAGCGGTTGTCAATCCGCATCTGCAAAATCCCATGCCACCTCGTGATACTCTTGTTTAATCCGGTTCCAACTTAGCATCCGTACTACTGGGGAATACTCAGATGCCACTTTGGTTACCATCCCACAAATAGCGGGATCACCGAGTAGCAGTAAAAAATCATCCTCACAAAAATCCCTCAATTGCGTATGAGCAACGCCTGTCAGGTAATCAGTGTCGTATGGTCGATGTATATGGTTCGGGTATAAAACGTGTAGTTCCCCGTGTCGTTTGGCATCCGACATATCTTTATTATTGTGAGCTTGGACAATATAAACTTTAGCCATTTCTAACTCCAAAATTTGCCATGAAAATTTCCGTCACATCAAGAAAGTGCTCGGCACCAATGCTATGTGCGATGTCGATGCATTCGTTGATGTACCACTGTGTATCCAAATCGTCAGGCTTTTCTGACCAATCACCCGGAACAACGTGCATACAGGCTTGTGCTCCGTCTGACTTTGGAACTTTGTTATTATTTTTTGCATACAAAATTGGCTCAGTTGTTTTGTTCGACTGATACCACCGGACAACCTTGCCCAGATATTTACCGTCTTGTATCCCACCACCAGCTACGTTTCTAGCAGTGATGAACATATCAAATGAAGCCCTTTCGATGGTTCGCTCAAAGCTCGTGCCACGGGCAAGCCACTGGCCTACGGCATATGCACATACTGGGGCAGTCGGATTTTTCCGCAATGACACCGGAGCGTAAATACCTTTTGCCTTAACTGTTTTGTCTTTTTTGACTGCGATGTAGTTGTTAACATCTTTAAACGCGATTTTTTCGTATGGTGTATATTCGAAAGTAAAACCACTCAATTCTTCAAATTGTTGTACACACCACCGGACGCTTTGTTCGTTATAGTCTGCAACACGAATAACAATACCGTCAGTGTTTGCAGATAACACGGTGACACCCTCGCGCTCTAACATTTCAATGAGCATCAACAAAGTAAATTGTCCTGTCATTGTGACAGCTAACATAAGGTCCGGAGCATACAGGATGCTATGAGGACTAGCTAACTTACCGAAGGTGCCGTTCAAACTAATTTTTAAAGTGTCTGCCGTGACCTTATCGCCTTTGCTTTTTGCTTGAATACGTTCATCATAAATCCGACGATACTCGTTGATAAAACGATCCCCGATGTGCGATGGTGATAGATTACCGTTTAGAATAATCGTCGGATAAAAACTGGCGGCATCAATCTCATATATTAATTCATCGCGTGCAAGGTGAGTGACCCGTTTGTCATGGGTCGAATGCAATCCCCCAATGCCTAACTTATAACTTCCCGTCCGTGTGTAGACTTCTAATTTATCCAAACTGTCAGGCATTTTAATATGACCGGATTTTTTATCGACATAAAATTTCATCTCAGCAATATCTTCTAAAACAGATTGCGTGCCTGCAAAGTCCATTTTGAGATATTCAGGTGGATCGTAGGTGATTGAGTTTGGAATTGGAACCTCATAAGATTTTAATTTCAACGTTTTTTTAAACGCTTGTTCAGCCATTTGACTATCTGACTTGCTTCGCAGATCAATGCCATATTGCTTTGACATTTGCAGTCGAAGTTCTAACTCCGGTTCGAGTTGTTTAAATAATTTCTCAGTCGTTGCTATGACATTAAGGCAGTACGACTCTAAAATATTTTGTTGATCATCGTCTAAATCTGCATCAGGATCATAGGGTAGATCTTGGAGCATTGGCATATTCATTCTTGCTCCATAGGCTTTCAGCCCGACAAAACTTGGTGCGACTTCAATCAAATCAATGTGATCATTAAGCACATCGTTTAATTTGTATTCGGTTTTAATTTGGAACGAGGAAATACCTTCAACAATAATTGCGTCACTAATTCGTTTAATCGTCTCGGTGTCTAAACCTTTACACCAAGCAGAGACAATAACACTGTCATAATGGTAGCTATTGAAGCCTACGAATGTTTTATCTTTATCACCGACGAATACACGCAACCGAGTAGCTGACCCAGACTCACTGTGCCATATCGAGTGCCGTTCATTTGTCTCGATACACTTGGCTAGGAACAACGCACAGTTGGGGTAAACCTCAACATCAAATACCCAAGTGCTCATGGCGTACACTCCGCGCCTAGTCGTTTGTAATCAGGCCACGCTCCTTGCTGAACCATGTAGCAATAATGTTTGAACTCCTTAAAATTGAAGTCCACATCCTCAGCGAAAAAATAGGAATGCACGGTTAGGTAAACGAGTACCAATACCAAAGCTATAAAAATTGTTCCGTACATATTATTCATTATTCGTTCTCAGTTATAAAAGGTTCCCCAGAAGTTGCAGCTTCTGGGGAGTATTTGGAAATAATACGAGATCATCTTGTACCCCAGAACTCGTCGGACCAAGCTCTGGGATACTGAGATGGAGACTAAAAATAGAAACAAATAATATTTTTTGTCAACACCTATTTTTCCCAATTTGACATCTACTCCGGAAAATGTTATACTACAAAAATAACGAGAACTTATAACTGTAACGGAGACCCGATATGGGATTGATTAAGAAGTCTAAAAACGTCACCATTGCGGAACGCGACTTGGTGAAACGCCTTACCAAAAAATGTATCAAGGAAATCGTCAAAGCCAAGTGGGAAATCACTGGGCCAAATTCTAAGCGTCTTACTATGGCTGATGTCTGGGATAAATTGTACCTCAAAGTCAAGTGTAAAGGCCAGCGATCTTATGGGGGCGAAAACTATGTATGCATCGACGTTGCCCGATTTCGCAAGGGTAATACATTCGTCCATGAGTACGCTCGGATTAAAAATGATCCTGTCATCGGAGAAATGGAGTTTGCAACGCCAGAGGATGCATTGATGCTGACGGTAGCCCATGAAGTGGCTCATATGATTCACTACAACTATTGGGA